TTAACCAAGTTCCCCTAAAAGACTATCCAAAATAAACTCACCTATCTCATCTTCTAACTCTTTTTCCAGCTTCAACTCACTTTCTGATTCATCAAATGGCATAAACCTCCTTTGAGGCATTTTGTCTTTTTTACCAAAGTTATGAATAGCAGCGTACTCTAAATTTGTACCTACTCTAACTGAGTTCTTGCTCGCTTTGTAACTAAACGAATTGAACAAATCACCCTCTTCACGCAATGTTCTTTTATCGCCTGATCTACTTGAATACTTACTTGAGAGCTTCTTAGGTTTCTTCCAGGCTTTATGGGTTATTGGGTCTTCTTCCTCCTCAAAACTCTCACTAATTTTATTAAGCACCATCTCGCCTACAGTTCCCATGATGGCTTTCGTATCTTTAGCGCGGTTTTCCATATCGCTTAACTCATCTTGTACGTTCTTGATGTTTTGACTATTCTTGTCCATTTAAGAGCCTTTGAGCCTAAATCATTTAGTGATTTGGCTTGTGTTATAATTTTATATATGTCCGATGTAGGTCTCAGTGGTAGAGCGGGTGGTTTCGTCTTTTGACGTGTGGTTCCACCGTGTCGCGGGTTCGAGTCCCGCCATCGGACGCACAGAGTCAGTACTCTTAGGGTGTGCACTACTTAATAATTTCATACAACCCACCTTTAATAAAACCCTCAATTGATTGCGTCTTTTCTATATCGCTCGTAATAATCACATTACCCAAAAGCGCCTCTTTCTTAATTTTATAATTAACACCGACAACAATTTTTAGGCTTTCATCATCGGTGTTGAGTACATACAAGACGTTTTTATGTGCAGTATCATAAAGCGTCATATGTGGACTCTTCAGCATATTTGGAATGTTTTTAATATCTTCAATACTAAGTGCTGCACCACGCTTTTTTTTAACCCCTCGTTGAGCATGAAGCAGACTATGTTTTGTCATTACAACAAGTGGACTCTCTGGCACCATCTCCTTACTCTTTAAGTATTCAAACACCTCTACACTTAACGACCCTGCAACAGCTAAATTATGAGGAGTTGTTTTATCTTTCAGCACATCTCCCACAAACTTCTTAAACTTTCTATCTCTATTTACGTCTGAAATGAACGCAATCGCCTCTAAAACAGACTTTTTAGCACTAAGGCATACATTGAGCCTACTATTACGCTCAATGCAATTCTCAGCGCGTTTTAGAGCTTTTTCATAATAAAGCTTTTCTAGTCTCTCTTTTGATAATCCTCTAGTGTCATAGGCAAAGCTTTTATCTGCTACATTGGCATACTCTTTTTTTGTTACTTCAAGTCCGCGTCTCTCAAGAGCTTTTTTTGTATAGGATTTTATATAACAGCGACAGTGGTAACCATTTGGTGGAAAGTTAATTTGCCAGAACGGGTCGCTCCTATGTTTTACAATTGCATGTATTGCTCTATGAGATTTTCTAGTTTTACTATCTAGTGTTGCTGAGTAACGCAGGTATTCACTCTTTGAAGAATATATTCCTTGCGCCCTGCCCTGAGCATGAGCTGTTCTCATGTTGGTATCAAATATAGTTCTAAGTCTACGAGAGCCGACAACTGTCTCTTTTACCTCTCCAGTTGCAGGATTAACCGCATCAAACCTGCCATACCACCCAGCTTTTTGCAGTGTTGGAGTAATCTCTTTTTTCCACTTTGTAAAGCTCTTACCATCTCGCATGGACGATATAAGTGAGTGTTGAACATCTGATAGCAGATCAAGGCGCATCATCTTTGCTACTGTAAAAGCTTTTTGATGAGCTTCATGTTCCATCTCATAAAAGTCAAAGCTCATTTGAGGCTTTTTAGCTTTGAGTATCTTTATGCTTTTTTCAGGAGCAAGTCTAAAGTCAAACTTCAGAGGTTTAGCCATCTACCGCACCCTGAAGCTCTGCATTGAACAGATGATTATTTAATGCACGTTCAATCTCACCTAAATCAAAATCATTATATTCACTATCTAAAATCTCTAAAGCCTCTTCGTAACTATTAGCTTCATCTAAACTTTTAATTACAGCTTCCTGAAGTGTGTCTCCAAGCTTAGTAGTATCTAGAGTGTTTAGTTGAGTATCTATGTGATCTAATGCTTTTCTTGCATTTTTTTCAATCTTAGCTTTTACAACTTTGCTGTTCTTGGCATATGGTATTCCAAAAGTATCGTGAATGTGAGCTGTTGGTATCTCACTAAAGCCTATCTCACTTAGTGTCTTTAAGACATTAGCTTTGCTTTCAAGGTCAGAGTTTTGAGCTAAGTCAAATGCAAATTTAGGATACTCTTTAACGCTATTTAAATTCATATCACACGCCATCTTTAGTAATCTTTCAAGTGTACTCGCAATCAGTCTTGCATCTGCTTTATGAAATTTGTAACGTAAATCTGAGTGAGCTTTATCACGTCCGTATGAGCCTTTATCAGCATTTGCAGAACTCATAGTTCCACCTAAGATATTACGAGTAATTGCATTATCTGCATACTCGACAAACTTCATAAAGAGTTCACCATTACCTTTACCCTCCATAAGAGAGACTTTAGAATCTTTGCTAAAAACACCAGCACTTCCACTTCTAAGTTCAAACACCTGGTCAAATAGTTGTTTAAGAACCTCTTTGTCACTTGAGTCTGAATTTACAATAATTGGAGGAACTCCTAAGAGTTCAGCAAAGCTCATGTGTTGAGCGACAATAAAGTGTTTGAGAGTAAAAATCCAAATAAGTCTGGCAATAGCACTTTGCTCAATTAAAGAGCCACTTTGTATCTTATGTTTGTGCATAATCACTTTTAAATTCAACTCATCGATGAAGTGTTTAGTGTTTGAGCTATCTTGTATAAAAAGACCCTTTTTATCATCTTCTTGGATTAGTGTCGGCTCAATGTGTGCAAACTTAACGGGTAAAAAATAGGTCTTATTTTTAATGCTGACATTGCCCCAAACTATGTCAACTAAAGAGAACCCATAACTAATGCCTGAACATAGATCTGTTAATAGTGAGTTAAACTCAATTGTATCTAGCCAACTTTTGGCAAACTCATTTGTAGTTTTATCATCACCTTCAATATGCCAATCACTTCCTGTAAGTGTCAAATTACGCTCAAGCAGATCACCTGAAATTTGTGCGTCACGTTTTAGCATTGTTCGGTAGAGCTTCATTGTCTGACCAAAGTCACCAGATTGTAAAATGCTTTTTACAAGTCCTACACTTACGTCATTAAAGAGTGAAGCCTTAGATAGACCGCCTGAGCTGCGAAGTGAAATCTTCTGTTTGAGTTCTTTTTTTTCCATGTTTAAAATCTGCCTTTAAGATATTTGAATTTTGCACGCGCCTCTTTTTGGGCAGCTTTAACTGCTGTAAAATCTGCTGTGTTGTAGTGGGCTACTCGGTAAGCCATCTCTAGTGCATCGGGTGCATCATCATGTCCTTTTGGATACATCTGAAATTGCTCATTAAATATTCGCATGTTAGGATTGAAAAGTATCGTGCCATCATTTACATCTGGAGCTATTGATTCAACTCTTATCTCTTTTGCATGAGAGTTTTTAAGTCCAACTATAGGCACATGAACACTCTCATCAATTGACTTTTCTTTAATTTTTGAAGCGTAATATTCCTGGAACTGCACAGTCTCCATAGCAGCTTTATGAAGATGATATTTAATAGCAAATTTAATGATCCACTCACCTAAAATATCTGGATGTACTTTTGCAATAAAGACATCTACTACAAAATATTTTTTAAGTGATAGTGACTTTCCAAGCACAACAGCTGCACTAAAGTCACCCTTTGCTTTACCTAACGCTGGATCAGTTCCTAAAAAGTAAACTAAGTCAGATGGAAGCACATCATAAAACTGCAACTTAAATATCTGAGACTCTTCATCAATACTATCCATCTGTATCTCTTCAAAAAATGCCACTTTATCTTCAAAGTAATCTAGCATTAGTGAAAAGATTACAGGATAGAGCATTCCCTTTTTATGTGTTGTCCAGGAGCTGTCATCACAAAGTAGCTCTTCATGAAGCAGTTTTACATTGCGCCTGTAAAAAGCAAATGCAGAGTCTCTATCATCAATGGCTAGTTTGTAAACTGCTTCCCAAAGATGCATGTTTTTAGGAAACTGTAGTATTCCGCTAAATTTAAAAGCAGTTACATCTGAACGCTTACTAAGGCGAATAAGAACTGAGTCAAAGTGCAGCACTGTTCCTAAGATGAAGATGTTAAATGGCTTGTTTCTATCTGGGAGTTTAAATACAGTTTTAATAACCCATTTAGTAAGCTTTTGGCGTTGCGTGCGTGACTCGATATTGATGTCATTTTCTAAATCATCTACATATATATCATCAGGGCGATGCCCTAGAAAGTTCTTACCTCTCATTCTAGAGCCACTTCCAAAGGCTTGGATTTTCATTAAATGACCATCAATTTTAACGATGATAGATTTACTAGTCCACTCCCAACCGCGCTCAATTGTAAAGTCTTGTTTTATTCTCTCATTCTCTTCAAACTCTAGTCTTATAGCTTCTACGTTTTCAGTTGAAAGTTCTGCACCATCACTAATGTGAACTGCGTAATGAGCTTTCTTTTTTAGAGCTCGCCAAAGTGAAAGTGCTCTACTTACTAGTGTGGTTTTTGCACTGCCTCTATAGCCAAAGAGTAAGATGATCTGTTCAGTCTGGCTTTTATCTGGAAGCTCGTTGTAAACCCAATTACGAAATGCGCTTTGCTCTTTTGAATTGCCATCAAGATAGTGTGGCAGATATGTTTTCACAAAATATCTAAAGTTTGAAAGTGCTTTTTTCTTACGCTTTATACTTCCACTGTCACTAAGTGCATGAAGGCTATTTAGCCTTAGTTTAATATCCTCATAACTAATTGCCACTACTTAGCCTTAAGGAGTTTGACTGTTTGAGCGACAATCTCATCAATGTGCTCATGCAGACACGCTATTGACTCATTTAGCTTTTTCTTTTCTGCAATATCAATAATTACACCAATAGCAATCCTAGCAGCTTCATCTGCTACGCCTTTACAATCATTGGCTGAGGGCTTTAAGACCTTGTAATAGCTTTGTGCAAACTTGTTTAATGCATCCACTCTAATTAAAGGGTCTTCAATATCTTGAAGATGTTTCTTCTCATCTTCAAAGGCTTCAAACAGAGTTGTTAAAAATACCTGCTGTTTCTGTTCAAAGTTATCGCTACCAGTTAATCGGTTATATTGTTGCTGGGTTCTTAGCTCGTCCCAATCGATACCACTCTTTTTATCTACACCTTTATGATATGAGACTGTACCTCTAGTGCAACCAACTCTTAGTGCAATATCGCTTTCACTTAGACCCTCTAGATACAACTGCTTTATGATTGCTTTTTTACTTTTAGCCACAGCTCAATCTCCAATTTTTTACCCCAATTCTATGGACTAACAGTTGCGTAATTTACTAAATGAATTAAAAAACGACTTCGCGCGAAAGATTTAAACTGCTGGCTACGAATTTGATACAAGGCTGAATATGAACGAGTACTTGAAACGACTGCTTGAGCTTAACTTCACTCAGGGTGAGAAGGTAAAAATCTCTCCTATTGGTGAAGTGGTTGGTGTAGATGGGAGAACATATAGAATTGATGGAGATAGAGTTGTTCTAAATACTAAAGAGAAACTAAACATTGATTTAGTCTTTGAGGTAGATCATGGATATGGAATTGATGGAGGGGCAGCTTCTGGCTGGTTTGATATTAACTCTCTTGAAGCTAGAGATGATGGAATATATGCAGCACTTAACTTAACTGATAGAGGCAGTGAGTTAGTTGATAAAAAACTATATAGATACCTATCCCCTGCTTTTATCATGGATAGAAATAGTGAAGATAGAACCGTACTATCAATTGAGAGTGTTGGACTTGTAAATCATCCAAACATCTTAGATACTGCTCTTAATAATAAGCAAAAACAATCATCTGAAGATGAGCCAGATTTAGAGACTGTAGTTGAAGAAAATAAAACTAAATATGAGAGTGAGATAACAACTCTAAAGACCTCATTAAAAGAGGCAAACTCAAAAATTAAAACATTAACAATTGATCTTGCAATTGAACGCAATGCAATACTTCCTAAAGATAGAGAGTTCTGCATGAGCTTAGATGAAGCACAACTAAACAGTTACATAAAGAGTAACGCTGGGGCATCTTTGGCAAAGGATTTGGGAACTGAACTAAACGCCAATGTGCCTCAAGATAAAACAGACTTAACAAAAATTGCCGCGCAAGCGGGAAGCAAAGGATAGAGATGCAAGACAATACGATTTATGACGCATTGCCAACTAGAGGCACTACGCTTGATGATGTAATTATCAGCGTTGGTAAAAAAGTTGATACAACTGTAACGGTACCGGCTGGTACTACAGTTAAACCTGGTGAGCTTTTAGTTACCACTGATGGTGGCTTAAACTATACGGCTGCTTTCATTGCTGCATATGTTGCTGCAAAAGCTGACTATTCAACTGGTGACACATGCGTGTTTGGAGGTTTTATCTATACAGCACTTTCTAATCCTGCAGCTGGAGCAATTGCAACACCTGCAGTATGGGAAAAAGGCGCAGCTTATGTAATCAATGGAGCATTAATGGTGACGTTTGAGCGTACTGCTGTTGATGTAGATGAGAGCTTTAGTGCAGCTGTAATGGTTAGTGGAGAGCTTTCTGAACAAAAAGTTCCACAGTTTGATGAGGAAGCGCGCATTGCAGCATTTCCACAAATCGTAATTCAATCTTAAGGAGATAGTAGATGGATGACCTATTAGCAGCACTCTTAGCCTCATGGGGCGTAGAGCAATCAGTTGCAGCAATCAATCAGATTGTTAGCCCACAAGAGTATTTAGGAAATAAATACTTTACAAACAGAGAGGGAAAATATGCTGACAACATCACTATCCCAATCTATCGTGGTGACAGCATCATCATGGAAGCAATTCCAAAAGGTGCACCTAGACCTAAAACATCTGGTTCTAGCACACACAAGTTGCCAGTTGAGCTAGCACGTTTTGCAGATAGTTTGACTATTACACCAAAAGATATTAAAGATCTTAAAAACTTTGATGATCCAAACAAACAACAAGAGGAGTTTGCAAGATTAGTTGGCTTTAAAATGGGTCTAATGAAAAACAAGTTTGTAGCTACTAAAGAGTACATGCGTATGGGAGCAATCTTAGGCACTGTCAAAGATGGAGCTGGAAAAACGCTATTTGATTTTAAAAGCGATAAAGCAGCACTTGGTTTTGATGTAACTACTGACCCTGAGGGTCTATTTGAAAGCTTTGAAGATAGCTTGGTTGATGAGTTTGGATATAGCCCTGGAATGATGGGGTTTGTAAGCCGTGAGTTTTACAACAGCATATGGGCATATGCACTATCTAAAAGTCTTGTAAAAGATGGGATTGTAAGAAAAGAGGTAGTTGATGGTGTTACTCAAATTAACTACAACGGTAGAGAGCTTCGCCCAATTACTGCAAGCAGACCTGATAAGCATGGAAATGCATTGCGCTTTTTAGATGCAAATAAAGCAATCTTTTTTCCAAAAGGTGGTGAAGCATTTGGGGAGTTTTATACACATGCTGAACATATGGAAGCACTTGGCGGTGCACCTGATGAGTACTTCTCTAAAGTACATGACTTAGGTGAGGGAGAGGGAGCAAAAGTTATTGCAGAATCTATCTGTATTCCTGTTTGTACTCGTCCTTACGCAGTACGACAAGCGATATGGACACCTTAGAGCGTTTACGCATTCGTGCTAAAGCTGGACTTTCAAATCCAGCTTTAGTGACAGATGAGCTGCTTAATGCAAGTCTAGAAGAAGCGTCTGAAATCATTGACACAAAAGCTGTCAATGATACGTTGCGTTTAGATATTGCCTACTTTAGATTTATTCTAAGTGTGCAAAAAGATGGTGTAAGTGAGTTAGATGTGCAGCTTTATTCTAAAGCATTAGCTGCTCTAAAGGCTGCACCTGAGCAAGTAAATAGTTCAACAACGCAAGTAGCATCGCCTGCATATGTAGGTAAGAGGAGCAACAATTGGGGATAAGTAGTGCAATGCAAAAGCTAGCAGATACTTTAAGCATTGATTTAATCGACCTTGAATCTGAGATTAATAGCGTAGGTAACTATCTCTATCTTCTTAGTTTAGAGAAAAAAGACATGCTGACTACTGCTTATACATTTGGCATCGTAATGGTTGGTGTGAGCTTAAGTGGTCAAAAAGATTCTCTTTATCCAATTGTTGAGAGTGTTATCTCAGATACTACAGATGCAATGTTAAATGCTGAACTGATTGATATTTCAAAAATCAATCTGCGAATAAAAGAGAGACTGTTTCAATATGAGGTTCGAATTACAATCGAAGAGGAGCTGGTGTAGAGATGGGAAAGTTTCTTGAGCAATACTGGCAAGCAATTGTTGGATTGGTTCTACTTGGAATCTCTTTTGGAGCGCTTCAAAAACAGGTAGAGCATGACAAATTAGCTATAGAAGCTAACAAAAAGTATATTGAACAGAGTGCACTTGAAATGCGTTCAATTCGTCAAGCTGTAACTGAAAGGCTTCGTAGAGATATGGCAGATACTAAGTATGTCTCAAAAGAGTTGTTCATTGCACAATTTAAGAATTTTGATGATCGCATGAAACGTATTGATAATGCTCTTGAAAAAATTCTAATTCATGTTAAGAGAAAGGGAGGTTAAACAATGGATTTAAGAAAAGCAACTCAAAAAGATATTGATGACTTAATGGCACGTTTTCATTCAGATGATTATAGACGTTTTGAAGAGTTAAGCCCTATTGAAAAAATCTTAGTGGGTAATGGTTGTGGTGGTAAAAACTCTTTTATCAATCCACCTGACTTTGTATTTAAACGTCCATGTAATGAGCATGATTGTAAATATACATATGGTGGTGATGAAAGCTGGCGTAACTACTCTGATAAAGAGTTTTATAAAGAGACAAGAGATGAGATAAAGCTTGGAAATTATGGAGTGTTTAAAAAAGCATATTATGAATTTTGGGCTTTTACTTACCATGCAGAGGTGCGCTTTCGTGGTGCTAAATATTTTAATTTTAAAACAGGAGCAAGATTATGAGCAAGATTTTAATGATGATGGCAGCAGCGTTTGCTATGGCGGTTACATTTGCTGGTTGTGATGAAGAACGAGCACAAAACATTGCAACAGCAGCGGCTAATGCCTATGGCAGTGTTAGACCAGAAGTAGTAAGTGCAGCTATGTCTCACATCTCTGGAGACATTAACGATAGCCAACTTAAAGATATTGCCATCAAGTTTGGTGAAGATTATTTTGTTGAAAGATTTTTAAGAGTAGGAGATGAAAATGGCACTTCAAGTAACTAAGTACAAAGTACTAAAAATTCTTCGTGCTCCAGGAAAGAAGCATGAAGTTAATTCAACATTAGAATTGACTGACAAAAAAACTATTGATGCACTTATTAAAGCTGGTGCAATTGAACCAGCTCAAACTAAAGAGGAGACAAAATAATGCCAGAGATTAAAAGAAGAATAGGAGGTGGACGTCTTAGTTTTGAAAAACAAAATGCAGATGGAACATTCGCACCTGCAATTGAGATTGGTGAGGCTAAAGATGTTGTTTTTAAACAAGATACAAAGACAACAAACGCTATGAACCATGATAACGCTATAGAAGTTGTTAGTGATGTAGCAATTACTGATATGAGTGCAACAATTAGTTTTAAGACAACAAACCACTCTCCTGAAAACTTAGCAATTGCCATGGGTGGGACATACACAACACAAATTTTTGCAATTGGTGATACCTTACCTGATTTCACAGTCGCGTTAGTATCAACTACACTAAATGTAATTACAGGTGCAACTGAGGCACTTCAAAAAGGTAGATTTACTTTTATTGAATCTCCTCCAGGTGGTACAGTAAAAAGAGTATTCAAAATTCCTCTAGCACTAGTTACATCAAATGATAGTCTAGCTCTTATGAGTAAAGAGTTTGTAGAGCTTAGCTTTAACGGCGAGGTGCTAAAGCTAGACACTGAAGAGTATTTTTACGAATACGAAATGGATATTTAATCATGTCACTATTAATAACACATGAACTAACTCCAGAAGTTGGTGGCAAACAATACAAAGTGGTTTACACAGAACCATCTAAAGCTATGCAAAAAGAGCTTGATGCAATCACTCAAAGCAATCAAGAGAAAATGACAAGTGTATTAGTAGCCCAAGGTGCTCTTCAATCTGCTGATCGTGCATATATGAATAACAATGCGCTTCTTGAATTAGAAGATGATGTACTTATTAAGCAAGGTGTTACGCGAACTGAGTTGCTATTTGAAAACCGCGGTTATCTAAAAGAGATAGCGTCTCAAAGAGTGAACATGAAAGTAGCGGCAGAGGATGCTCCAACTGCTGATAATGCACTTGAAGCCTATTACGAAAAAAGATTTGAATTACTAATCAGTGGTGCTGATCAGGCTACATTAAAAAAACTAGTGACTTCTAATAAGCTCACATATACAGAGATGTTTAATGATCAGTTAGAGCCATTAGTAAAAGAGTCAAAAGAAAAAAAGTAGACAACGTTATCCTCTACATGCACTCTCTAAGGGAGGATAATGGAATCTTTTCATACGAGTTAACTAGCGCATGGGAGTGTGCGCTTGCAGATGTAGTAAACCTAGGTGTAGAAAGTGGTGTTAGTGGTGCACATATAAATTTTGCAGTAGTAGAAAAGTACTGCCTTGAATATGATGTGCAGATGGGTGTTATTGAGATGTTTGGACATGCTAAGCATGTCTGTTCAGAAGTATTTAGAGAGGATGATTAAGTATGGACAAAAAACTTCAGCTATATATCAACTTTAATGCTCGTACTGGTGAGCTCACCACTGCTCACAAAGAACTTAACCGTTTCAATAGCACTATCAATAAAACAACGCAACAAACAAATAGATTAGATAGCAGCGTAGATAGACTCACTTCACGACTTACTACAATGGGAGCTGCTGTAGCTGGCGCTTTTGTATTTGATAAGATTGCTCAAGGTACTAGTAATGTAATTAGCACCTTTGCAGACCTTGAAGATGCTGCTATTGGTGTTCAAAAAACTACAGGCTTAAGTGGTAAAGCACTTGATGAGCTTACAGATAAGCTTGATGCGATGTCTACTGCAAATGAAGGGTTTGAAGTTGAGAACCTTTACACAATTTCCGCTGCAGCTGGTCAACTTGGAATTGCTGGAGTAAATAATCTTACAAAATTTACAGAGGCTATTGCTAAAGTAGAAATAACCTCAGAGATGAGTGCCCAAGAGGCATCAAAAACATTTGCGAAGCTTACGAATATACTTCATGAACCAATAGAACAAATCGAGACCCTCGCAAGTGTTTTTAATGAACTAAGCAATACCACTACTGCAAATGTTCAAGATTTATCAATGTTCACAATGCGCTTAGGTGGTGCTGGAAAAATCATTGGACTAACTAGTGCAGAAATTCTAGCTCTAGGAGCAACACTAAATGATACTGGAAATAATTTTGAAATAGGTGGAAGTGCTATATCTCGTCTTATGATGAAGATGAGTGCAGATACAAAAGATTATGCTGAGGCTATGGGCGTAGACTTTGAACAGTTTGCACATATTTTACATACAAAACCTATTCGCGCACTTGAGCTATTTTTTAAACATATTCAAGCTTTAGATGCAAGTAAGCAGATTGAGTTTTTAAGAAAGCTTCAGCTTGATGGAGTTGAGTCTGCATCTGTACTACTAAAGATGTCCACTGCTACAGATAAACTCTCTCAAAACTTAACTACTGCAAACAATGAGACAATACGAGGAACATCAATAAATATTGAGTATGCAGCAGCTGCTGAATCCCTGCGTATGCAACAGACTAAAACAAACTCTGAACTTAAACTATTTGCTCAAGCTCTTGGGAGTGAACTTAAACCTGCCCTGCTCGAAGGTAGCGCACTGCTTGGTGAGTTTGCACATTGGGGAACTCAAAACGCAGATACAATAATTGGAGTTACTAAAGTAACTGGTGAATTAATCTTGGCATATGGTTCATACAAAGCAGCCGTTTTAGTTGCGACTGCAGTTACTAAAGCCTATACAGCTGCGACTGCTACTAGTGCTGTTGTAGTTGGCAAGTATGGACAGTCTATAAAAAGTGCGACACTACTTCAAAGAGCTTTTAATATTGCAATTAAAGCTAACCCTTTGGGACTTATTGCAACAGGTGCAGTTCTAGCATACGAAGGAGTTACGCTATTAAATAGTTCATTAGAAGAGACAAGAAAAAAAGCAGATGAACTTGATGGTTTAAATGCTCGAGCCTTAGAGTTGGCAACAGAGTATTATGATCTTCAAGATAAGATAGAAAATGGAAGCTGGCTATTTAAGCAAGGTAGAGTAAACGAATTAAAAGATGTTGAAAAAGAGATTGGAGTTATAAACTCCAGACTAAACAATATGTTTACAGAGAACATCAAAAAAGTTGAGAAAAACACAAAAGATACTGCAAAAACAATTAAAACAAGTCTTGCAGATATTACCAAGCCTATCAAGTATGAAGTTATTGAAGACCCTAAACAAGCATCTCTTATCAAAAAAATTGCAGATGAGCATAAGGCGCAACAAGAGAGTATAAAATCTCAATGGCAGAAATACTATGAAGAGATTGGTGAGCTTGATACTGCATGGGGATATGAGCGAGAAAACATCCTTAAAGAGTTTAGTTACCTAAGCCAAACAGAGCAAGAAAAGATTATAGCACTGCGAAAAAAAGAGTACTTTGAAATTTCAAAAGTTGCAAAAGATGAAGCTGGAGATGTAGTTTCTATCTGGAGTAACGTAACAGAATCAATGGCAGATAGTTTTGATAATAATCTATTTGATGCATTAACAGGTAAATTCACAGACTTTAAATCATTTCTAAAAACTACATTTAGCGATTTAGGAAACTATATATTAAGTCCATTTGCTAAACAGTTAAGTAGTTCATTTCTAGGCAGAAGTGCACTCTCAACACTTAGTGTAACTGCATTAAAAGCAAACGGCGGTAGAGTAGATGAAGCAACAGGTAATATAATTGGTTCAGGAGTAACTGAGGGAATTATTGCAGATAGTGGCGGTCAGATATTAAGCGGTTCTGCGATTGCTGGCAATAGCAACTTGTCTGATGCATTAAGCTATACGAGTAATTTGAAAAGTGCGTATAGCTTAGCTACAAATGGAATTAGTGGCTCTATTATTAGTAGTTCTCAATCAATTGCAAGTGGAATTAACTCTTTAGGTTTTACAGGTGTTGCCAATGGGGTTGGTGGTTTTGGTTATGGGTTATCGAGTCCTTTAACAGCACTTGGCAATCCTACGATGTACATGCAAGCTGGTCAAATGGTAGGTGGTGCATTAATCGGTTATGCCGTAGGTTCAATTGGTGATGCTCTGTTTAATGCAGACACTCACGCTGCAAATGCTGGTGCTGTTGGTGCAGCGATTGGTACATATATTCTTCCTGGTATTGGTACTTTTATTGGCGCATTACTTGGTTCTGCTATCGGTGGGTTGTTTGGTAAAACAAAACAAGTAGGTTCAGGGTTTAACCTACAATCTTCTGCTGGCTTTGGTGATGTTGCAGACATTCAAGGCTATTCTAGTTTTGAGAAAAATAGCTGGTTTAATGATAAGAGCTGGACGAATGTACATGAACTAAGCTCAAGCGATAAAGCACAGATAAATTCTATATTTGGAACATTTGAATTTTTACTCGATAGCTTAACTGATAATAAAGATGTAATAGTTCAAGCTGGCATGTATAGCGGTACGCAATTAATTGATACTGCACTTCCAAAAGCTTTTCTTCAAGCAATGACGGGTCTAAGTAATATTCCAGCAACCATTGGCGATAGTGCATTAGATAAGGTCTTTGACTCTTGGAATGAATACGCAATTAGTTTTGATAAAACTGTAACAGAGGCATTAACTGAATCCGTTGGCTCATTCATAACTGCTCAAAGCTCTTGGAAAAGAACAATCGCTCAAATTGATGGTGAGGACATTTTAAGTTTTGATATTGATGTTGCAAAAAAAGGTCTAAAAAATCAAATAGCAATATATGGTTCGTCTTTAAGAGATGTTGAGGGTCTTCAAAGCGCACTTGATAATTTAGACTTCAAAGCATTTACAGAACTTTCAAGTGAATTAATCGATCATAATTACTTCAAACCTGAAAACCTAGAGATAGTAACAGCACTAGGTAATGAACTTGGAAAGCTTGCATCACTTGAAGCAAAACGTGTTGAACAATTAAAAGCTGAAGAAGAGACATTAAAAACAAATGAAAAAGCTTATGTAACAGCTGTAAATAAAAACTTTAATTCACTACTTGACCCTGATACTCTTTACATTGATGGTAATAAATGGGTTGAAATTGGGGAGGCTGCATCTTGGGCTTTTAAAGTTGGTGAAGATGGTATTAGAAATACAGCAAAGACAATTGAAGAGACACTAATTAACAATCCTAAACTTGATGAGTCAGGAGATATTCTAAATAGTACAACTACATTTTTAAATGCAGCGATTACTTCACTAAATAACTTCAAAAACGCATTAGGTACGCTTAGTTCATCTGTACAAAGTAGTATTGATTCTCTTACATCTAGAACGTTTAAGTACTCAGACATTAAAAATATATCAGGCAATTTAGCACATTCAACTAACGAGACATTTTTAGCAGATGCAACTGGTATGCAAAATGATATTCTAAATTGGTATCAAGGAACTACTGAGCTTAAAGGCATCTATGATGGACTAAGTGTTAATAATAAAACATACACAAAGAAAGACCTGGACAATCAATTAGCAGTTGTTAAAAGTGGTAAAGATATTAAAAAAGAGATTAACACATTTAACTCTATGCTCTCAAGCTATAAAAGCACATTAGATGAGCAGACAAATATTGTTGCTAATATTGAAAGTGTAACTAACAGTTTACATGACTCAGTTATTAGTATGAGCCTTGATGATTCCATTAGTTATCTAAGCCACCAAGATAGAGCTGGCATTGCACTATCTGAGTATAAAACAGCATTTACTGGTCTTAAAGGTGCTATGAGTTCAGGCAACAGCAGCGATACATCTCTATATTTAAGTCGTGTTGTTGAAAACTCAAAAGCATATTTAACAAATCTAAAAGAGTATTCAGGTGCATCTAATTACCAATTTGAATTTGCAAGAATAGCAACACAATTAAAAGGTGTTGGAGGACTTACAAAAGCGCAAAAGACTCAAGAAGAACTTACAGCTGAAACTAATCGCTATATGTCAGACATTCAAGCAGCAATACTCTCATATGATCCAACCATTGCAAAAAGCACTGAAGAGTTAGCAGGCATTGCCAAAGATGAACTCCTTGGACTTCAAAACCTAATCAATCAAAAAAGCTTTGACCCTACAATCAATGTATCTCCAGTTATCTATGTAAATGGTGTACAGACTGAGGCAATAGTTCAATCCAATAATGTTGCTATCTCACCAACTACATCAAGCCCGTACGCAGGAGCATCTTACTCAGACTTAATCGCTGGAAAAACAAGTGATGATTTAACTCCAACTTTCGCCTCACAACTTCGTGTTGCTGCATTAGCTGAGAATAATACAGCAGGATATGCAATTGTTGATGATTGGTTAAAAAACGAGGGCTTTAGAACGGCTGGTTATACAGGTGATGGAGACCCATACTCTATTGCTGGATCAGTTCATAAAAAAGAATATGTCATAGGTGCTGACCAAGTTAGCAACCCAATTAACCGTGACATACTTGCCAGACTGGAAGCACAAAGAAAAGGGCAAAAAGGAAATTCTTTAAATTTAGGCTCATCTCAAAAAGCTCAAGGACTAGAAGAACAAAATGAGCTTTTAAAAGAGCAGAACAGTATGTTAATAGAACAAAACGAGATGATGTATGAAGCACTTAAAACTAATAAAGAGATGCTAGACATATTTGAGAAATGGGACTTACGTGGACTTATAACTAAGGCAGTAAGCTAATGAGTACTGTACTAATACCTATTCCTTACACAATCTCAAATATGGTTTGTGCAACTGAGAGTTCACCTGAGTTTGTTCAAGCTGATATTTATAACACTGGTAATTCAGTTCAAGTGGCAGCTGAGAACTCTGTATATAAATCTCTTAAAGATAGCAATACTGGTGGAAGTACTCCATCAGTTAATATTGCAAACGCTCTACTTGGTACTGAGACTGCAACATGGATAAAAGATGGTGCTACAAATCCAAGCAGACTAACAGATGAATTTTTACACTCTCAAACAATTGGTGATGAGACTATCAATAACGGAAGTGTGAGTTTCGATATAGAAACTGACTCAATTGATATGCTCGCTTTAATGAATATAGAAGCTGATAGCGTTGATATAACCTATTTAGCTGATGATGGCACTACTGTAATTAAAGAAAAAACTACAACTAGCCTACTTATAAACGAAGACCTAGACATTATGGACTATATATACAATGAAGATGATGAGCTTAAAAATGCTTTTATAGTCTATTTGCCAAGAGCATACTCTGTAATTATTCGTGTTGCTCTTCATAGAGAAATTGGTGTTGCAAAGGTTGGAATTCCACAAGTTGGAAGAATACTACAAGTTGGAGTCTCTAAATGGGGAATTGAGAACAGAGTAAAAAACTATGGTGGCAGAGAAGATAACACATTTGGAATTAGTACATTTAATCCAGGTGAAAAAGTTAATGTCATGAAGGTTGACTGCATTATTCCTACACCTGAATACAGCGCAATATTTAGAAAATTAAAAAACCTTATTGATACTCCCACTCTAGTTCTAGGTGATTCAAGAGAGAGTGGACAAGAGGCTACATGGGTATATGCGAGCATTGATGATGTCTTACACATCATGTCAAATGAGACAACATCAAAAGTGCTTTTAAAAGCAAATCCACTAATTTAAAGGAGAGTAGATGGCAATAGATAAAGTAGATGAAATCACAGTTGTTCCTAATAAACCAGATGTAAACTTTAGATCCATACTAAATTCATGGTTTGCACAGTTTGCTACATTCTTAGGACAGTTCAATATTAGCATTGGGCAATTAAACCAATTAGAGATAGATATTAATGGTATTAAAGAGAACCTAACAAACCTCGTAAGCAATTTTTCTACAACTATCACTCAAGAGATAACTACTTTAAAAAATAGTGCTCTTAGTTTAATATCACAAAGCCAACAAGCTGCACTAGGTGCAATCTCTGATGCAAGTACAACCGCTTCTACTACTGCACAAAATGCTATTGGCAACATCCAAGCTCAAGAGACAAGCTCAGCTGGAGTAATTACAACTGCCAAAGATAGTGCGATAGGAAGTATTGTAATAAAAGAGACTCAAGTAAAAACAGATATTGACTACTTGGTCTCTACCATTCCCTCAAAAGTAGATGCTGATTTACTAGTTCTTGAGCTAGCCAATAAGCTAACAGCAATAGAGAATGAGAATATAGCAATTCAAACATTAATTGCAAATTCTACAAATTTAACAACTGTGGAGGTTCAAGATGTCTTTAACTCTTTAAATAACACAAACGCGGTGGCTTCAATAGCTTTAAATCTTTTGAAGTTACAAAAAAAATTAATTGATAAAGGAGCATTGTAATGGCAGACATTAACCAACAATTAGCAGACATCGTACAAGCTGCAACTGATTTACTAGATGTAGCATCTGGAAAAGTCCTTGAGCTAGAGACAGCAAAGCAAACAGCAATAGATGCAATAGCAAGTGATAAGAGCACTTGGAATACGCAATATACAAATGATGTAAATACAGCTGTTCAAACAATAGCAGATGCGTTAACTTCTGCAACAGGTGCAATATCAACTGCACAAACAACAGCAGTAAATGCAGTGATTTCACAAGAAGAGTCCTTGAATGCAAGGATTAACAGTATCGAACTTTATTTTAGAAGAGCAAGGAGAAAATCATAATGAGTTACCAAATAACAAAAGACAAATTAGTGGCTGACATAGCAGCTGCTGGAACGGCAACAGATAAACTTTTACTTTCACAAGCATTAGTTGAAGTTTCAAGCGCGGAGGCGGTTGATGTTGAGGATTACAACACACGTTTAACGGTAGTTGAAAGCTCAAAAACACAGTCAAACAGACTTATAGGCAAACGTGTCCCACAAGGCTTTAGAGCTACAACTCACGTGCTTTATTCACGTGGTACAGATGAGCAAAATATCTTTTTGATTTCAAATAGTGGTACATCAAGGTGTCTATTCTCTCCTGATGCTGGAGATAATTGGTATTGGTGGGACTTACACGTTTCGCGTGACAATTATGCTTATGATGTGATTGTAGATGAAACGCTAGGAAGTTTTAAAGTGTTTTGGAAAACGTCTAATATTATCTATGAAAGTTCTTGGATTTCATATACAGATATGATTAATACGGGTTTTGTTCCACAAATTGCAGTTGGTACAGCAATAACTACAAATACAGCAAAAGGTAGTTATTTCGGAGTTGGTTTACATAAAGACGGTCACATGTTTTTAACTTATTCTACTATCGCAACAGCAAACGCACGTGACCTTTGCTCAATGACTAAGCCATTTGGCGGTTCATGGGGAGCTGAAACTATACTATTAGCTCATCAATGGGATGGTGCAACTACCTATTTTAATGAAGATATTAAAACACGTGTACTAAATAACTCTATAAATGACACCTTTTACTTTGGATCAGATGCAGCAAACTCGATAACTGCAAATTATGCACGTTTTGGGGTGTATAAAGTAGTTTGGAATGGCATAGATAATTTTACCTTTACACGTCTTGGGATGGATAGCTTAAACGCTGCTCCTTATTACTTAGGCACTTACTGTTCACTATACTTAATCAATGATGCAAACGATGCTGATAAAGAAAAGCTTGTGCTTATATCAACAAATGATGGCAATGCACTTGATAATGTTTATCTTGTAAATACAGACACTTTTTCTGCATTTGTTAATACAGGATTAGCCATTACACAAGACCCAAATACTTACACACATTACCCTTTAGCAAACGGTCAATACATTCGTAATGATTGGCAATACACAAAAGATTGGGGTACTTCTTGGCAAGTACTCGGCTACAATCATGCCAATTGGCAAACCAACACTTATGCACAATTAACGGCTGGACGTTTTAGAACATATTACGGCTATAACAGCGAATACAAAATCATTGATTTAGAAACATTTAAAAGGTAGTAAAAATGGAAATTACATATAAGACATATACGCACAACCCTTACACAGGGGTTGAGTGGAGCGAAAAAGAGTTTGATGCTTTTGATTGGGATAACTACAAATCTACTCTTCAAGAAAAGCATGATTTTGAAGTAGCAAAGGCTAGTAAAGAGCGTGAACTGTTTTTAAGGTATGAGGATAAAGAGCCAAAGTCAGTTATTTTATCTTCATTAGGATTTGATATTGATGCTGACCATAAAGCAAAAGATAATGTCGCATCTTTGATTGAGTACATGCAAAACAATGAAATCACTGAAGAGGAGTTTAGAGATGCCCATAATGATTTTCATCCAGTAACTGTTGCAAATCTTGAAACAATTAAAGCTGAAATTATTGAAGCTGGTCTTTCTTACTATAAAGCAAAATGGGCTAAAGAAAAAGCAATTAAAGCGGCTAAAACTTCAAAAGAAGTTGAAGCAGTAGAAGTTTAAGGGAGGCGAACATGAGCTTAGCAACAACAAGGGATGCATTACTTGCAACAATAGAAAGTGGTGCTACTTCTGCGGCTGATAAATTTACGAGTGCGCAAGCACTTGGCGAATTGATTAGCTCAAAAAAAGAGCAAAAAGCAAGCTTTGATACAAGGCTTGCAAGTGCTGAAACACGATACAATGGGAACAAAGATGTAAAAATCAAAAACATACCGTTTGAGATTTATACTACGCACCAAATTTATACTAAAAATCCTGACAAAAACGATTTTGTATTCATAGCACAATCTAATGCGTACCGCCAATTTTTCGTTTCAGACGATAGGGGTGAGACATGGTACGCAGTTGAATTTGATGCAGCAATCGCTTATGACAGTTGGAAGTTTGACTTTGTAATTAATACAGATAACAATTCATTCCGTATCTTTTATATGAGCGCAAATATCATTTATGCATCTGATGAAATAAGTATGACAGATTTAAAAGTCAATAACTCTTTTAAAATTACAACAGGAACAGTTTCTGCGATAAGTCAAAATGGTACGAAAAATGAATTTTTTGTTGCAGAACGTCACGCAGATGGTCACTTGTTTTGTGCATTTACAGAGCATGATGGCAGTTATTACAATACGTATTTCACGCAACTTAGAAACGGACAAACTGTTTGGGACGCGGTGGCACTTTTAAAAAGTCACGATTCAACGTACCATGATAATATCGCTACAAATATCGTTATAAATAAAACTGGCGATAAAATGTACTTCTTCGGTTCGAACATGACTAATAGTATAGCTGGTGCAATCTGGACATTTGAGATTGTTTTTAATCCTGATAACGGGAGCGGTGCGTTTGAAATTGGTCGTTTTTACACATACACAAGAGGTTCTGCACCATATTACTTGTATTTTAGAAGTCGTGCTGTGCTTGTGAATGAGGGAACAGCTAACGAAAAACTTTATGCTTTGCCAAATTTCACAACAAACACAGTTCAATACCCTATGTTTATCAATATAAGCAGTTTTAACAGTTTTACTGTTTGGAGTAACAATGTAGGAGATACGAACTTTGGTAGCTATCAGATGCACACATACGGGCAGTACATGTTACCTAATGAGAAGTTCATATCTTACAGACGTTGGGCTACTATGGACGAGGGGCATAATTTTAAGCAAGTTTGGGCGAACTTTACTAGTGCAAACGATCAGTATTCTGTTTGGCATGGTGGTTGTTATACCTCAATACCAACAGGCGAACGTCCTTATATATTATGCGATTTATTTAATGAAGTAGAAAGAGAGTAATACTAGAAAGGTGCAGCCACCACCCCTGATGACTGCACAAAGATTCTATACAAAAAGTCCACCACCCCTAAAAATGATTGCAAAATGCAAAGGAGCATTATGCAAAAGAAACTCAAAGCCCCATTCGGATGGATTGGTGGCAAATCAAAATTAGCTGATGAGATTATCAAACTCATTCCTGAACACTCTTCTTACATAGAAGTATTTGGTGGAGCACTGTCTGTACTTTATAAAAAGCCTCGCAGTAAGATTGAAATAGTTAATGACATTAATGGTGAGCTGGTGAACTTACATCGTATTATTCGCTCAAGACCACAGAGCTTATCTGACTATTTACAGCAGCTGCTAATCAGTCGTGAACTATTTAAAGATATTAGACATCAAACACTCAAGCCAAGAAACAATATTGAGCGAGCTGCTTTTTACTATTATCAGCTCTCCATGAGCTTTGGTTCAAAAGGAGAGAACTTTGCCATGCCAAAGAGCAGACGTCCAAAAGATATATACAAAGATTTTAGGAAGTGGTCTGACAGATTAAAGTTTGTAACAGTTGAGAATATGAGTTTTCAAAAACTTTTACATGAGTATGATAGACCATAGGCTTTCTTCTATTGTGATCCACCCTACTTTGGAACTGAGAGCTACTATAAGAATACTGGTGGTTTTGGTAAAGATGAGCATATCTTACTAAGAGACACTCTAGCAAACATCAAAGGTAAGTTTCTTCTTAGCTACAATGATGATCCATTCATTAGAGAACTATATAAAGATTTCAATATTAAAGTAACTAAGAAAATAGACTATACACTTGGTTCTAATGTGCATGCAAGACAGAAAAGCGTGAGGGAGGTTTTTATATCGAACTATTGAGGTTCGGTGTAAGACTTTTTTATTGATACCTTTTTAGTTTATGATGATAAGAGCAGATTGAAAACATTTAGTTTTTATAGTATAGAATGCTTAATATTAAATACTAATACTAAAAGAAATAAATGAAAAAATATTTATATGATAACTATATTATTGACCTCTCACTTAAGATTCAAAATAGATTAAGTGAAATAAGTGCAGATTACAATTTTGATTATGGAGATGAATTTGAAATCGCCATATGCGAATTACTGAGAAGTTTCTTACCAACTAAGTATGGTATTTGCAGAGGGTTTGTTGTGAATAAACAAGGTGAAAAAGCTGGAGATGACATTATTGTTTATGACCAAGATAGGTTTCCAACATTAAAACAATTATCTAAAGAAGATTGGTCACGAAAAGAAAATATTCCAATAGAAGCAGTTTATTGCTATATAGAAGCCAAATACACGTTAAATATTGGCATAAAATCAGAAGACTCAAATTTAACAAAAGCGATTGAACAAGTCAAAAATGTTAAAAAACTAGTTCAAGAGAGAACTAGTTTTGGTTTAACTAAAAATGATCCTTATCACACAGAAAAAAAAGAGACAAACATTCCACATGGGATATACCCTAGTAGAAATCCTATTTTTACGATGATATTAAGTCGTTTTGTATCAAACGGAAAAGATAAACTAAAAAATAATTTACTCACTACTAAACTAATCAACGAATTTATAAAAAAAACAAACGTTGATGATACATATCCAGAATCAATTGTTGCAGGAGAAAGTCATACTATTTGTACTTCAATCGACAATAGACCTAATAATTTCATTATCCCAAATGTGCAAAATCGTTACATACTTATAGAGAAAAAAAATATAGCATTAGCTATAAGCTTTATTCATATGTACTCAGCTATTGACTGGATACGATTAGATGCAATGCCATGGCATGAAATTTTCAATGACGCGAAAAACTAA